TTTTGTGGTGGATACGGAAATCTCTGAAGGTTTGTAAACATTATAAGAATCACTAAGGCTGCTTGTGATGGCATTATCAGGATCATATGAGATGCTATCAGCTTCATAAGATATTGAGACGCTTGGTATTTCTCCTACAGATAAATTTAAAGAATAGCTGGATAGGTATGCGCCTTCTATTTCGTTTTCTCCTGCATTATCTTTTATTTTTATATTGTATTTGTCTACAGAAATCAAATCGTTGAATCCTGCAGTACCAGTAAAAGAAAAGAATGGATCGAAAGCGTTTTCTCCTTCAACCACATGGTAATCCATAGAGAAATTTGTTGTTTGATTCGCTGTTAAGATTCTATCTGTAACTTCTTGATGTCCCAAATTCCTAATCTCATTTATCTGTTTTGAAGTGTCAAATGAAACGGATTGAACTCCAGATATTCGGATGTCTTCAATGAAGACTTGAGTATCACTTGAATGGACGCGAGTAACAGGCATTTGTACTTATTATATACACAATAAAGAAAAAAACCCACTCCCAGAGGAAGCAGGTTTTTGTAATGAATGAATTTTTAATCGTTTTTACTCAACTTTTGAAGCCCTTTTTTCTTTCAACATTGCCTTTGCGAGGATGGCGTAATTAACAATATCGTCACAAGCATCTTCAACAGATTCATTAGCGACCTTTAGTTCCTTATCGTTTGTAAAAGACCTAATTCTTTGGATCTTGTCGATGACTCTAAGCAGTAAGCCTTGCACTGGATCAATGCCAAGGACAGACGCGGCATTAAAATTAGCGAAAGGATCTTTGGAAGTTTTACCTCCAGTGTAATCATTATTTTTTTGTTTCATAATGTCCCGACAGGTATCGCAGGTACTTTTATGTAGTTCCAATAGTTCTTCAGTTGTCATAATTATTTTTTTTTGCTTCCATTCTTTCGATATGCCTTTCCCAAATGTCTTGAGATTTTGATTCTTGGCCGTGTCGCTCTAAAAAGTCTTCTGCTTCTCTAATCCTTTTCATCGCTAGCTTAGCTCTAGCATCATAATAAACCGCGAATGGAAATTTTATCCAACATACGATCCCCGCTAATAATCCCAAGGGCAAGCCTATGAGAATAGACCCTAGGATGATAAAAGATTCTTCTAAAATATTTTTTATTTTATTTTGTACCATTCTGGAGCTTGTCTCTTTGTCCACTTAGCGAAGCGGGATTTGTCATAATTATAATATTCTCTGTACTTTTCCACAATAGAAAGATTTTCGAATTGTGGGTGAGTCCGACATCTTTGGTCTTGACTAATCGCTACAGCAAACTCTGTGAGGGGTCCAGCAGGGACATTTGATCTATGCATATTCAGCATACACCACAGGATAAATTGTTCTGAGAAGTGGTCTTTGTCTGTCCTAAATTTCTTTTCTCTTGCCATTGCTATGCCGTGACGAATTAGCCACATCATATTAGATTTTGTTTTCATGGACCAGATTGTGCAAGGATGTTTGGAATAAGAATGTTTTCTAGCATTACCTTTTTGGCTTCTTGGGCAGTCAGGTTCAGCTAAAGTCTCGACAGTAAAACAATTAGCGAGCATTTGAGCAGTCTCGACGATCATCTTGGATACGTGTTTGTCGCAAAGGTTTTGCGCCGCTTTGTAAGGGTCTTTGTCTGTAACGAATATGTTCATTGCCCAGTTAGGATAATAGTCTATTCTTCTGAGTCAAGTGATTTTTTTCTATTTTTAAGTAGATCTTCAATATCGTAGATGTAGCATTGGACTCCATTGAAAATGAAGTCCCACATCGCACTCTCTAATCTAGGCTCAGGCTGGATCTTTTCAAGCATCTCATCGTAGATTTTTCTCTTCTCCAAATCTAAGCCAGCTAAGGTTTGTTGGGCTTTCTTGATTAAATTCAACTCTTCTTTAGTGTCCATTTGTATATTTTAGATTTTGCCTAGGGGTTTGTCAATTACAAGTGTAATTAATATAGATGAGAAAAGTGTCTTCTGTGAACGTTTTAAATCACAAAATTAAAATAGTTTACGAGGAAATGGAGGATTGGGGTGAATGTTTCATGGATGACAAGTTAATTAAATTGAATAAAAAATGCCTCAAAGATCCAGAACAGCACTGGTGGACGCTGGTTCACGAGGTTACCCATATGATATTCGAAATGACAGGGTTGGCATTTATGGAATGTAATGATGAGGAGGCTTATGTCAGATGTGTGGAAAATTTAGTTATTCCTTGGGTACTGGATAACAGTAACTTACGAGGAAAGTGATTTTTTATTCAAAAAAACTATTGACCTCAACTGCATTCTATATATTATGTGGGCATGCAGATCAACAAAGCATTCCAAGACGCCATAGGGCAAGAGTCGGTTAAGCGCACACTCAGTGTGTTTATTGATTCTTACAAGAAGACTGATCGTCTCCCCTTTCTTAACCTTACTACTCAGAAGGGTGGAGGTAAGACGTTCTTCGCTCGTAAGTTTCGTGAAGCTCTTCGGCGTTCTGATGGATCGAAGCCACCGATGCTTGAGATCAATGGTAAGACTATTCGCAATGCTCGTTCTTTTTTTGAGCAGGTCTACCCGATTTGGGTTGAGCATAAAGCTTTTTTGTTTATCGATGAGGGCCACAACCTTCCAAAAGATTTGCAGGAGATTTTCTTGACCGCTTTAAATATCGACAAGAATCCAGTTCGTACTGTTACTACAGACGAGGGTACTTTCCAATTTGATTTCACTAAACTTTCTCTCTGCATGGCTACCACCAACCAAGAAAAATTATGTGAGCCTTTGCGTGATAGGCTTAGAGATGTTTCTTTCGAGGAGTACAAGGAGAGTGAGCTTTACAAGATTTTCAAAAGTAATCTTGAGTCCAAGGTGAATATCGATGTTTCTGCTGAGAAAGATATCATTTCGGTTTTTCGAGGTAACCCAAGAGACGCTGTAGTTAAGGCAGAAGACGCAAAGACTTTTGCGGCTGCGACTAATGTCAAGAAGATTACTAAGAAAGTTTGGTCTGATATGTGTCTAGCTATGGGGATCAATCCGAAGGGGTTGTCAAACTCTGAGATGCAGATTATAAGGATTCTGCGAGATCGAGGGGCCATGACCCTAAATGGGTTGTCATCAGTCACGGGCTATCAGAAGCAAGCCATCCAGAGGGACTATGAGCAGATCCTACTCAGGAAGGATCTCATGGAGATAGATGTCAAGCGCAAACTGACTAGGGAAGGTCAGAAATTTGCGAAAACAATTTAATTCAAGAAAAGTGAATTTATTGAGTAAAAAGTGCTTGACCCAACAATTTTATTATATAGAATACACCCATGTCCAAACAAGATAATTCAAAACCCAAAGTGGTTGTCACTGTCAATGGCAAAACTCTTGACTCAGACACCCCGTGGAATCTCATCTATAGCTTAGAGGAGGCTTTGAAGGAAGCGTCTTTTATAAAGCAGGGCTCTTGTATCGAGATCTTGAGTGAAGAGGCTAGGGCAGTCGTATCTAAATGCGGGTACTAATTTCAACCAACAAAAAAACTAACTAACTAATACAATGGCAAAACGTGGAAGACCCAAAGGTGGCACATCATTCGTGAACATCAATCTAGAGCAGCTTAACGATCTCTTTGGTCGTAGGCAATCAATACCTGTATCTAGAGTCTGGCTAGAGAAGCTAGACATTACAGTTGAAGAAGCTCAGACAGCAGTGATCAAAAGTGATTCTGCCGCGACAGAGAGTTCCGATAAGATCGAGATCAACCTTACAGCCTAATGTCTGAAGTCAAGAAGTACGATGTCTACAATCGCAAGGGCGACTGGATGGGAGGATATTCAATTGATCTTGAGAAGATTAACCCTTCAATCTGTTGTTTCGAGATGGCTAGACAAAATGCGGCTCAATGCAATGGAAAAGTAATCGCCATCTCTGAAGATGGATCAGAAAAAACAGTATACCCAGAAAAATAATACAATGAGATTAACATACGAACCAACGACAGATAACTGGTCTTCGAAGAAAGACCCGAAGTTTATGCAAAGCACTTTGAGTCTTGAGCACCCAATGGATGACATGACCCTTACAGACTTTATGGATACTATGGTTGTCCCTATGCTTCTGTCTATGGGCTACTCCCAAGTCAGTATTAACTCAGTCATTGATACAGATGAAGATGCTTAAGCGCATATTTAACTTCAAGATGTTCCATCCTGCTGAATGGTTTGTCGAGCGTGAGTCTAAGATCGATCCTCAAGTCCTTAACCCTCCATCATGGAGGGAGAGGAAGGTTCAGAATGAAATGATCGATAGACAGTATGAGGAGACAGTAAGGGCTAAACCAGATGATCAAGATCCCTCTTGGGCAGATAAGTACGATCAAGACTTCAAAAACATGAAACAAGAGGTTGTTCGTGTAATAGAAGTTGATGAATGAACTAGAGCGTCATCCGTATTTTTACGAAACTTTAGAGTACTTTTTATACTTTTATGAACAAAATGGTTAAGAAAATTTTTTATATTATATCAGCGGCTTTGCTTTTAGCTTTGATTAAGGCTTCTGGTATAATTGATTTTCTTTTTCCAGAGATGTTCTAAATGCGCTTGTAGCTCAGTTGGTTAGAGCAGGGGTCTCATAAACCCTTTGTCACTGGTTCAAGTCCAGTCGGGCGCACCAATAAATTAACTTGATAATTAAACAAATTTTTGTTAGAATGTATTAGCATGAAACCGTCAGACCAAATCTCCTCAGTAATTAACTCATTAGAGACTTCTGTGAGTCAATTAAAACAATTAAAAAATCACTTATCAAGTTCAGAAATTATTTCTAGCGCTGAGTTGGAGGTTTCTAGTGCTGAATATAAAAGTTCACGCGAACTTGCCTCCGAGCTTGAGGCTCGTGAGATTGAGCTAATGAGTCCTTCGCAAAGAGTTCAACGTGCGACTTCGGGGACGAGCGCGGAGACCTCCGCTGAATACACCAGCGCGGAGACCAGCGCAGAATACACCAGCGCAGAGACGAGCGCAGAGACGAGCGGTGGTTTTTTTTTGGATGGCTCGCCTCCATCTTGGCCAAGCTTCAAGTATCTAAAAGGGGAGATTAGGGGTAATCTGACGAAGACCCGCACAATGGCTATGGATGAAAAAGGGTTCATCCACTCTCTAGGTTATAAGTCTGATATGCATATTCAGACAGACACTCTTGAGGATACTATAGAGAGGAAAGATCAGGGGTACAAAGGATTTATTGGTAATGTAGAAGCTTCTGATGGTTATACTTATTTTTTGCCAGCATATTCTAGTTCTATAGGGAGGTTAAAAAGATCAACGGGAGAGATTACTTTAGAAAAGAAATTTAGCTCTTGTCCTCAAGTTAGATCTGGAGCAGAGGGAGCAAATGGTATTATTTATATGCCATCTTATACTAAAACCTTAAAGATTTATACTTTAAACACTAAAACAGGCCAGATTGGATCGTTTACCCCTCCACAGCCAGGATTTTTTGGCCATGTATGGGGAGCAGCAGCAGATCCAAACGGTAATGTTTATATGCCACCAGCTTTGGGAAATAAAATTCTTAAGGTAGATAAGAATGGCACAACTTTCTTGCTGGAAGGCAAGCCCGTTACTTCTGGAGTTTCTGGATTCAGTGTTAAGTATGTCGGAGCCACATATGTCAATAGTGTAAACAAAGTCTTTTGCTTACCAAGGACAGGTAAAAAGATTTTAATTATTAATTGTGCTGATGATAGCTATGAAGAGATTGATTTGCCAGAAGGATACTTAAAGGTAGCTAATAAAAATAAAAATTTCCACGGTTACCTCGCCCCTGATGGCTGGCTTTACAGCGCGTTCTGGGGAGATACTAAATGTTTTAGAGTTAACCCTCTGACTCAAGAGATCCAATGGAAGGATTATGAGTATGAGTTTATGGATGGTTGGCCAACAGCAAAAGAGGGTTCTGGCATTATGAGCCTTGGGACTGGCTACTCTACTTGCGCTACAGTGAAAGGCAAAGATGTTTTTCTTGGGCTTGCAGGAACCTCTAGAGCTATCAAGCTTGAATTTTAAAAAATGAAAGGGTATAAGCAGGTTCACCTGATTGTAAAAGATAGGGGGTTTGTATATGAGCAAGTTCAAAACACGCCAGAATTCCACAATGAAGAAGCTGCACTGGTATACTGGCAGAATAATAGAATAACAATACAAGATTTAAATTTTTATAATGATCCTATTGTGATTATTAGGAGAGAAGTAAACAATGTGACAGTAAAGAGCTTATGACGAAGAAAGAAAACGAAGAGATTGTATCAATCAAAAAAGATATTAGTGATCTTAATGATACGATCCAGATTAGGACCAGAGGATTAAAGACGATTGCCGTATTCTTCGGTACATTGTTTGTTCTGGACGCAGCAATGCTAATTTATAGCATTTTAACTAAGTAAATCCATAATTGCAGCTTGACTTCATGTCGAAACTGTGGAGAATATGGTGCAGGACGATGGGCGAGCGAGTGTCAGACAACCCTAGGGAAGCTGACCTCGCCGCTCTAATCCGAACTTTCTGGTGGTTTGTGCATATCACAACATGTGGTTTTATTATTGCAAATACTATCAGGCATTGGTAATTAAATTGAAACTATGAAAAAAATATTATTATTCGCGTCTGTTTGTTTGCCTCTATGGGGTGTAGCTGCTTGGCATGGTTATAAAGAACCAAAAGTACAAGTGAAAGAGACTGTCAAGGTTGTTCCTCCAGATAAGGTGAATGCTCATGTATTTCTAACTAAATGGCAGCTTACTAAAATGCTCAAAACATTTGAAGAAGATGCTCATCCTGCTGACACTTTAAAATTTAAAACAGTAGTGAAGAGTGATGGTCAAGGTTGGAGAATCTCTTCGACTCATTTGGCGAGAGGAGCTGAACCATATCCAATCCCAGAGGGCAAGTACTTTGTTATTGATTCTTCTTATGTGGATCACTCAGGAGACTTTAAGTCTTGTGTTGAATATGCTGAGAGCTACAAGAGCTTTCACGATTATATTGTAATTAGTGCAGAATGAGTTTTAGATACGACAGCAGGGTCATCGGACCTAACGGATATAAAGAATTAATGGTTGTTATTTTGAATAAAGAGGATAACCCTATTGATTCTTGTTGTTATAAGATAGATTCTCCACAAGTTCATGATTTAATGTGTGCTAGGAAAGGAGCGCATGATTTCGGAATTAAAGGTTGGACTTTAGATCCAGCAGACCAATACCAAGGTTACGCAGAAAAAAAATGAAAATAACAATCGCAGGATATGGTTTTGTAGGGCGAGGATATGAGCAGTTGCTTTCATCTAATCGGCAAAACTACAGTTTAGCAATAAGCGACCCAGCTTTACAAGAATATAGTAAAGGCATCTCACGAGATACAGACGCAGTTGTCATTTGTGTGGCTACTCCCCAACAAGAAGATGGTGCTTGTTATATGGGGAATGTTTTTAGTGTTATTGAGGAAAGTCCGAAAGACGTTCCCATTTTAATTAAAAGTACAATATGTTTAGAAGGTTGGAGGGAGTTGAAGAATAAATTCCCAAATTCTAATATCAGTTTCAGTCCAGAGTTCTTGAGACAAGAGTCTTGGTCTGAGGATATTTCAAATATGGAGTCTATACTGATCGGAGGAGATGATTTCAAATTTTGGTCTAATGTTTTTAATAATTTAAAATGCGTAGAGTCAGAGGCGGAAGCTTTAATCATTACTAAATATGCAAAAAATAATTTTTTAGCCCTAAAGGTTTCTTTTTTTAACCAGTTGTACGATCTTTGTCAAAAACTTGGGGTGAACTACGACGAGGTTAGAGAACATACTACTGCAGATCATAGAATAGGGGATAGTCATTCTTTTATCACTGAAGAGAGAGGATTTGGAGGTCATTGTTTCCCAAAAGATAGTGCTGCACTAGTAAAGACTTCTGAGAAATATGGTAGTTTTTTATCTATAATGGATTGTGCTAGAGCTTATAATCAGAGTATAAGGAAGAGGAAATGAAGAATGTTTTTAAAATATTAGCCCGAAAAGAGAGTGTTAAAACAGATAATTTAACGAAATTACTTTCTCCTTTGGGTGAAGTTGAGGTAATATTGGATGTGGAGGGAGATGTAGAGGGTCATACAGGTATGACTGGCAAGTGGAGGAATAGTACTACAGCATGGGATATTCTTTTTAAGGATCTTAAAGAAGAATATACTTGGATAATAGAGGACGATGTGGCATTTAACAAAGAAACGATAGAGTCTGTTTTTAATAAATTTAAATTCAAAGAGATCGATCTGATTTCTAATTGGGTTTCTCATCGTGAAACCTGTGTCTGTTGGTGTTGGTGGCCTTTGACCAAAGAATTCACAGACATAAGGGCTTCTCAAAGTTGGAAATCGTTAAATTGTTTTTGCAGAGTCTCTCCTAATCTTATCAAGAAAACGAAATCATTCATTAAAAAACATAAAAAAGGGTTGTTTCATGAGATAGTTCTACCGACTTTAGCTGAAACTAGGGAAGATTTTAGAGCAGAAGGGTTTTATAATTGTTTTAATACAAGGTATTTTAATTGGAGTCAATCTAAGGTTCCACTAGATAATATAAAAGATGGTAGGGTCTATCATCCAGTTAAATCAGACGATAAACATAAAGAAATTTGTAGAATAAAATGAGTAATTTAGGAGGTTGGGCAATTTGTCAAGGGGTATTCTCTTGGATTAGGAGTAATCTACCAGAAGGTTCTACGATATTAGAATTTGGTAGTGGTAGGGGTACTATAGAGTTAACAAAGTATTACAATGTTTATTCTGTAGAGCAGGATTCTCAGTGGTTGGGCTTAGCGGAGAAGGCAGAATACATACATGCTCCAATCAAAGATGGGTGGTACGATGCAGATATTTTATTTAAAAACCTACCAGAAGAGTATGATTTAATTCTAGTAGATGGGCCGAAAGGTTCTGGGAATAGAAGGGGCTTAGCTAAACATTGGGATAAGTTAAATACAGATGTGCCTATTATAATGGATGATACAAATAGAGCTAAGGAGTTTTCATTTGCTCTAGAGGCATCTAAGGCTATAAATAAAAATATAGAATTCCTAACTGGAGTGGGGAAAAGTTTCGCAATAATAAAATAATAAAACAATGCACGGAGATTTTATAAATACAGAGAGTTGGAAGAGAGGAATGGATAAGGAAGATGAATTATCTAAATTATTAACGGAGAATGGCTATGAGCATGAGAAAGCTACAGAAGATGAGAATAAAAAGCAGCATATAGACTTTCATATTAAGAAGTTTGGGAGATGTGATGTGAAGTCAATGAAGGTGTTTCATCGAGATGAGCCTATTCAAGATAAGTATATTTGCATAGAGTTCCAAACTAATGAAGGCAGGTTGGGTTGGGTAGATTCTGAAACAACAGATTGTTTTGCTTTTGAATCTAAAGATCATTACTCTGTGGTTAAAAGATCAGAGCTTTGTGCTCTTGCTCGCGAGCTTTGCAACATACCCACAAACGATAAAGGCTATGTGATCCAATCTAGGAAAAGAAAGGAACCTTATGTTCTTTATAATAGGGGATCTTCGGGAAATAAAGATATCATTGGATACATTAAAGCTGAAGACATGGAGCATTTGATTATAGAAAAAGTGAGTAAGTCAAAAGTGAAGGGTTTTGACACATCATGGATGATTTAAATACAGGAGCTTTCCTTCCGTACCCTGTCTCCACCCTATCTCCCCGCATAATACCGAACGACCTTACCTCGTTCAAGTCTAAAGGTATGAGTGAGATAGAGAGAGTAACCCAACAGAAGCTGATAGAGCTAAAGCAAGAGTATGATAGGGTAGTAGAAGAGTTTAATTGGAATAAGATAGTATATGAATCAGAATTTAATTTCGAGCCAATAATAGGAGAGATGTACTACTTATATGAGATTCGGGGTAAGAATACACTCTCTATGATTAAACCAGAAGAATGGGGTCAAAAACATTTAGGTTCATTTAGATTGTCTGTTGACAAGATTTGGGTAAAGATTTAGAATAATAGATATGGGAGCGAAAAAGAGTGATCAATTCAAACCGAAGCTAATCCCCGAAGATATAGGAGATTTTATCGATTATAACCCAGAGACAGGAGTTTTAACCAATAAAGTTGATAGAGGGCAAAGGATAAAAAAAGATCAAGTCACGGGTTGCAAAGGGAAGTTCTACAC